AGATGATTCTGGAGAGTGCTCAAATGCTTTCGACGGCCCATCGTGTTTTGGATGGAGATGATATCGCAAACGAAAAAGGTATGTACAAAATGGCTCACAAGAACCATCCAAGTACAATTTGGACTCGCTCTTCTGTGCATAATTATATGTGGTTGTACGTACACATGACTGCTCTTATGAATGAGTATACATACCGATATGGTAAACACCATGCGACAGAACGACTACTAGAACCTCTTAGTAAACCCCCATCTTCTATTCCTATGGTAGATTTTACTTCTCCGCCGCAATGTATGCCAGATTATTGTAAGGGTGATGATACTGTACTTGCATATCAGAAATACTATATAATAGAGAAATCAAAGATTGCTACTTGGAATAAAACACGATCAGCTCCTAAATGGTGGAAGGATAATATTAATGGAAAAACGAGAGGGTTATTACGATTACATGACCAGAAGATTGCGTGAGGATACATCCAGAATGTCACTTATAGAGAAAGATTTTGCGGGCTTAACTGAAAGTCATTATAAAGTGTTGAAACATTTAAAAGATGTTACGCAATATAATTTGGAACTTATTAAGAAAATTGAGAGATTAGGTGGCGATCCAAAACAAATGGAGATGGATGTTTAATGAAAATTTTTGTTATTGTTGTGGTAATGTGGTGGAGCAATCCAGTAGATAGAACATATAATGATTCTATAGAGATTGATTCTTTAGATGGTAAACCATTCTTTTTTGTTAAACAAGAAGATTGTTTTAAATATGTAGATGATAATTTAGAAGGGTTGAAACAATTTGGACGCAATACCTTCCCAACGGCAAATTCAGTTGAAAGAATACTTTGTGCTCCAAAAATACAGAAGGAAATATAATGCCTAGTTACACTTTTTATGATGAAAAATCTGGAATAGAATGGACAGAAATGTTATCTATTGCAGAAAGAACAAAATTTCTTAAAGACAATAAACACATAAAACAGGCGGTAGTTCCTGTTGCTGTTGTGGGAGATCACGTAATGGGCGTTGGGCCGAAGACAGATGGTGGTTTTGAAGAACGTATGTCTCAAATTGCAGACGCACATCCTGGCTCTCCTCTTGCATCTAGGTATAAAAGTAACGAATCTCATGCAAATATTAAAGCGAGAAGTGTTGTGGAAAAACATAAAAAGAAAAGACCATTAGTAACATAAGTATATGGTGCAGGCGAGAAATACCAAACTTCAGCACCGATGCACAGCATTGACGCAAGCTGGGAAGTCCCTCCGCCTATGTACCAGAGAGGGGGTAGCGCTGCTCCCTCTCACATTAATTTGAAAGAAAGAAAATGGCAAGTAAGAAAAATAAAGAAATCAATCACAATAATCTAGTAACAATCAAACCGATTACTGATAACCAAAAATTAGTTTTCAATAGTTGGAAGAAAGAACAACATCAATTTTTGTTTGGTGCGGCTGGTACAGGGAAGACATTTATCTCTATGTACTTGGCACTTCAATCTGTTATGGATTTAAAGTCTAAACATGATAAACTTGTTATAGTACGTTCTTTGATTCCTACAAGAGAGATTGGTTTCCTCCCTGGCGATGAAGAAGATAAGGCTGCTCTATATCAAGTTCCTTACCAAAACATGGTACAGTTTATGTTTGAGCAACCTAACGAACAAGCATTTAATAATCTCTATGATCGACTCAAAGGTCAAGGTTCTCTTTATTTTCTATCAACTTCTTTTCTAAGGGGGTTGACATTTGACAATACAGTTGTTATAGTAGATGAATGTCAGAATTTAAACTTTCATGAATTGGATACTATTATAACAAGGATAGGACAAGATTCTAGAATTATTTTCTGTGGTGATTTTGATCAAACTGATTTACAGAGAACAAATGAAATAAATGGGCTATTTAATTTTGTTAAGATTTTAGAGGAAATGGAAGAGTTTAACTGTACAGAATTTACCATTGGAGATATTGTACGATCAGGTTTTATTAGAAGTTATTTAATTAATAAAATTAAACTTGGAATAGGAATGGATTAATTGAAACATACAGAACGCCAATGGTTTAGAGAAGTAGGGTGGGGAAAAGTGCCAGAAGAATACAAATACAAATGTCCTAAATGTGAAGACACAGGAAAAATACCGATGTATAAATTAAATCATGCTCATGTTGAAGGAGCACTTGCAACAACATTAACAGATTGTGATGAATGTAATGGAGAAGAATAATGAATATGGAAAAATTAAGAGAAGAGTTAGAGGCCGATGAAGGAGTCAAATACGAAGTATATAATGATCATCTTGGTTATGCTACTTTTGGTATCGGGCATCTTATACTGGACTCCGATCCCGAGCAAGGTTCATCAGTCGGGACTGCCGTCAGTGAGTCCAGAGTCGCTGAGGCCTTCCAATCAGATATCGTTCAAGTCGTGTCTGACTGCGAAACCCTCTACCCAGATTTTGAAAGTTTGCCAGAAGATGCTCAACGAATAATTGCGAACATGATGTTCAATATGGGCCGCCCAAGATTGAGTAAGTTTAAGGGAATGAAACGTGGTGTAGATTCAAGAGATTGGAACGCAGCCGCAGATGAGATGGTTGATAGTAATTGGTATCGCCAAGTAACCAATCGAGCAGAAAGACTAGTAACAAGGATGCGAAATATAACTTAATGTTTAATCATTTGAATGTGGAGTTGCCCCCTATAAATGCAACAACAACAGACGGTGTTCGTCTATATGAGACACCAGAAGGAAACAAGTACCCATCAATCACAACTATTCTATCAGTTCGTAATAAGTCTGGACTGATGGCGTGGCGTAAACGTGTAGGTGAAAAGACTGCAAACTACATTGCTGGTAAGGCCGCAGCTCGTGGTACTAAGGTTCACCATATGTGTGAAGATTATCTTAATAATGACAGTATAGAACATCACCAGAAGGATTTTCTTCCTTGGTGTTTATTTACTCAACTACAAAAGTCTCTTATAAAAATAGATAACATCCATGCACAAGAAGCAGGACTCTATAGTGATAAATATAAAGTAGCGGGCAGAGTTGACTGTATTGCAGAGTACAATGGTGTACTGTCTATTATAGACTTCAAGACTTCAACTAAAGAACGCAATGATGATTGGAATGAAAACTATTACATTCAATGTTCTGCTTATGCAGAAATGTATGAGGAACGAACAGGTACAGAGATTGAGCAGATTGTAATTTTGTGTGTGACCGAAGACGGTGTTGTTCAAGAGTTTGTAAAAGAGAAGTTTGATTACCTTGACTTGTTGATCGAAACCGCTGATGAATGGAGAAGCCAAAATGAAACACCTATTATCAATAATGGCGGTGTTTCTGTTAATGGGTTGTCAAACAACTGATACCACTCCCAAAGACACAATATCGCCCGAAAAAGTAGTTAAAGAAGAGACACCACAAATGCCACCTATGGAACTTGCAAATCCTATTATTGTATCAAAACCTGTGCTATGTGGCGAAAGTAGTCTTATTGTATCAGGTATTGTTCAAACTCACAAAGAACAACCTGTAGGTTGGTTTGAATCTAAAAAAGTTGGTGCTGGTGGCGCTGATCATAAAGTTTTGATCATGGCAAATACAGAGGAAGGAACAGTAACAATATTGGAATATATAAATCCAGATGTCGCTTGTTTCTTAGCAGTCGGAACTGAATTTGAAATGGTGGTTCCAGAGAAGTCAGAAAAAACTAAAGGACAGCAAATTAAATACAAAAAGGTACTTGCTAAATAAGTAAAAGTATGGTATAAATATAATACAATTTGATGATGCGAATTGAAGACTGAGCTGGACGGGGGTGCAAATCCCCCCGCCTCCACCAAAAGGAGATTAGGTGTGGATAATTATTTACTAGGGGATCAAGATGAAGAACCCTTTAGTACGAGAACTGAGTAAGTGGATGTTTAAAGCATATATCGTTTGGAGTATATGTGCAGACATAACACTACTTGCTGGTTTGGTTTATCTAGTCTTTTTTTGATGGGGGCGAATTAGGATCGACAGGCAGAGATAGATGAGTGGAGAATTGTCGGATGACTGCGTTATTGGTCAATTTAGTAAATGCAAACGATAATTTTGCATCTCAAGATTTCGCACTAGCTGCGT